GCTCTCCCAAGGGCTCGGTGACATGTTTGGCAAGCAGAGCGCGGCCTACAAGGTCGCATTCGGGGTCGAGAAGGCGTTCCAGATTGCCCGCGCAACGCTCGCGCTGGAAACTTCGATTGCACAGGCTGCGGCCGCGCCGTGGCCTACGAACATTCCTGCCATAGCTGCTGCGATTGCGGACATGGGGCAAATCCTTTCTGCAATCGCGTCAATTTCTCCAAAAGGCTTCGCCACCGGTGTTATTGGTTTGAACGGCCCAGGCACAGGGACAAGCGATAGTATTCCAGCATGGCTATCGGCCGGAGAGAGCGTGATCACGGCCGCGGCTACGTCGAAAAACCCAGCCACTCTTGCAGCGATAAATGCGGGCGCGTCATTCGACAGAATGCGTCCTGCAAATAGCAATGTGCGCATCGAGGTTGTCCACGATGGCTCCACGGCCATTCGATATGAGCGGGTGTCCGAAGACCATATTCGGGTGATCGCCAACCAGGAGGCCTATCAAGTTGTGCAGGACAAGGCCCCCGATGTTGTCGCCGCATCCCAGCGCAACCCGAACGGCAAGATGGCTAAGGCCGTCCGCGACACTGTGAACGCAAAGCGTAAACGCCTATGACAGACAAGCTGGATAATGTTGCCCTTATTGCCGATGGCTATACAACCGCGCCTCCGCAGACGGAGGTAATTCGCACAGCGCTTGATGGCGGCTCCGGCCGATATCGTTCAGACATCATTGGCGGGACAACGCTGGTCAATGTTACCTGGATGGTCGATGGCGGAGGCTATCAATTTCTATGGTCGTTTTTTAGAAACAGGACATCTCGCGGGGCTGATGCCTTTTTGATCGATCTCGTGATTGAGGCCCCCGACCTGACAGAATATACGGCCCACTTCATACCCGGTACATTTCATCTCGCGAGTGTTGTTGCGGATATCTATATTGTCACGGCACAGCTTGAGGTCGAGGCTGTCGATGCGGACGATCTCTACGACAGTTCTGTTGTGGATGTTTGGCATGGGTCCGGCGGACAACCAAACATCTATCTCAATCTCTTCGCGCCAATCCTCGCCGCGTGGCCTGCCGCATGAGCAGCTATACGGACTTCTTCCTCAATAGCCCCGCTCGCGTTGTTCAACTCGATCTTCTGGAAATATCGCATCCGAATTTCTCCAAAACCTATCGTATCGTTCGGAACAAGGTGGGTGGCTGCACGGCGACCATCGACGGAACGCCGCAGGTTTTCGATTACTACCCTCTCAGCGTCACGCCAAATTCAGACCGTGGCGACCTGGATTACTCGCTGCAAATCCAGCTTGGCGATCTTGGCGACGTTATCCCGACAGAACTGGACAATGTGGTTGCGGCTGATGGCATGGGGACAAAGCCCACTGTTCGCTACTGGACATTCCGCTCGGACGATCTCACCGCTGCATTGTTCGGGCCGATCAGTCTGGAAATAACAACTATCCAGATGACGCGAGAGGGAACGTCTTTCCTTGCGTCCGCCCCCGCATTGAACAGCAACAGAACCGGCGAGATTTATCTGCCGTCTCGCTTTCCGGGCTTGGCCGGCCTGTTGTGAACCCTGATTTTACGACGGATCGCTGGCTCGCAAAGCGCCAGATACCGAACGTCTATAACTGCTTCGACTTCACACGCGATGTCTGGAAAGACCTGACGGGCGACGACATCGGGGACCGCCTGCAAATCCTTCAGCGGTCCATACCGGATAGGCGCGTTTCGCGTTCTGATCTGACGGCCTTCCGCAGATTGAACGGGCCTGAATCGCCTTCGCTGGTGATGATGCGAAGCCGCAGGGCTACGCCGCACATCGGCGTCTATCTCAATGGCCGCATCCTGCATCTGAGGCAGCGCGGCGCGATCTTCGAGCCTGTCATCTACGCGACGATGGGCTTCTCAAATATTGGATACTACCGCTAATGCAAACCGTCACGGTTGTCGAAAACGTGCTGGATGCGGACACATGGTCAATCCATGATGTTCCAGACATCCGCGTGTTTCTGCATGAGTATTTCGGCACAGCACCTGACGGACTGACGATCTACCATGAGCATCGCGCGAAAGACCACGATGTAACGCCGCTCGATGAGGATGATTGGAACGCGCTCAGCAAAATGCCGGGTCCGTTCTATGCGGTGGTGCAGCCACAAGTCGATTGGCTGATTATCGGCTCCCTGCTTCTCAGCGCCGCGCTATCCGCCGTCTCGCTTCTATTCCTGCCGTCCATCCCGAAAACGCAGGCGCAGAACGCCGCGAGTTCGAACAACCAGCTTTCGGACAGGCAGAATAGTGCGCGTCCGCTTCAGCGCATCGAGGATATTTTCGGACAGGTTTGTTCGACGCCAACGCTTATCAATTTCCCGTACAAGGTTTTCGAAAGCCGTACGGAAGTCGAATACTCCCTGATGTGTGTAGGCCGTGGGGCTTACGATGTTTCGAACATCAGCGACGGCACCACGCCCGTCACGCAAATTGATGGCATGTCCGTCGAAGTCTACGCGCCGAATACGTCTCCGCTCTCTGGGGATGCAGCGCAAACAACCGTTGGCGATGCGATCTCAGCAGACCCCTTTGTCGTCATTCCGTCCAAATCAACGAACGGGCAAACTCTCGTTGCGCCCAATGCGCGCGAGTATTTCGATGACAATAACATCCAGTGCGTCAACAACGGAACAGATTGCTACATCCAGAACACAATCGACATAGATTTCTCGCAGACCTTCGTCGCGGGCGATTCTATCGCTGTTTCCGGCGCATCATATTCTGACCTATCAGGCTCTGTTGATCTCGATGGCACTTACACAATCGCGAGCATCAGCACAGACACAATCTATCTAGTGAATGCGCCGTCCGTGAACTCGGACTGGACGACGATCAACGGGTGGTCAGGCCACACGACAAGTAACACCCCGACCACAAGCGGGGTGACGATTACGGTGGTCGAAGATACCTGGGTCGGCCCGTTCATCATTCCATCGTGCAGCCAGATTTGGGTAAACATTGTCGCCGGGAACGGCCTCTACAAGATCAATGATAAGAACCGCCAATCTAACACCTCCGTTGATGTCGATATTGAAGTAACGCCAGTCGATAGCACGGGAACGCCCACAGGCGGCGCGCAGACCTTCAGCGAAACATTGACGGGCACGGCGCAGACGCGAAGCTCTTGCGGCTTTACCTTCAAGCTCTCGCCCACGGCAGGCACAAGCGCCTATTCCGTCAGAGTCCAGCGGACCAGCGACTTCGATTATTCCTTCACGGGCCAGATCATCGATGAAATCAAGTGGCGCGATCTCTATGCCGTGAGGGCTATGGGCGTCACGGACTTCGGCAACGTCACGACCGTCTATGCCAGAGTCCCTGCAACACCCACCGCGCTCGCCATCAAAGAGCGCAAGCTGAACATGCTGGCAACCCGCAAGGTCTATATCCTTGCCTCTGACGGTACGCTTGGTGGAACTCTTACGGCATCAAAGGACGTTGGCGATATTCTGTGCTTCGCGGCGCTTGATCCCTACATCGGAAAGCGCAGCTCGACGGAACTGGACGGCGCGCAAATCTATGCGGAGATCGCGGCGGTTTCGACCTATTTCGGAACCTCTGAAGCCAAGGAGTTTGGCTACACCTTCGATGACGACACCATGTCTTTCGAAGAGACGGCGACTATCATTGCAAACGCTGCCTTTTGCGATGCTATCCGCAGAGGATCTCTTATCCAACTTGTTTTCGAGAAGGCGACAACGGACAGCGTTATTCTGTTCAACCATCGAAACAAGATGCCGGGCACGGAAAACCGGCCCGCAAGTTTCGGGAAAGTAAACGAAAACGATGGCGTGGAATTCTCCTACGTCGATAAGGACAATTACGACGCTCCGCTCGTCTACCGCATCCCGACAGATGGTTCCGCTGAGAGGCCAAAGAAGCTCGACGGAACGGGGATGCGGAACTACAGCCAGGTGTACTGGCGGGCATGGCGCGAATGGAACAAAATACAGCATCAGCATTTCGGCACGGAATTTACCGCGCTTGAAGATGCCGCGATTGTCTCGCGCGTTGATCGCGTCTTGGTGGCAGATAACACGCGGCCATATACGCAGGATGGCTATGTCAGGTCACAAACCGGCCTGACACTCAATCTCAGCCAGCCCGTGACGTTCGCGAGCGGAAAGACCTACACGATATTCCTGCAACTTCCCGATGGAAGCGTGGATGCCATCAGCATCACCGCAGGCTCGACATCGCGTGATGTTGTTCTGGGAACTGCACCATCATCAGCACTGTCTCTGGATAGCGCGAACTCTGTTCGCTGCGGGTACTGGATCGTTGCTGACGATGATGGCCGCGAGCAGGCGTTCCTTGTGACGAGCAAGGAAGCGGACGGTCCCAAGCAATACAAGATAACCGCGATTGCCTACGACGCGCGCTTTTACACGAACGACACGGTAACGCCAGTCTAAATTAAAATCTCTAGGAGAATGACATGACTGATCCGATCACTCGGACGCAGCTCGTAAATGCTGCAACAGACTCTGGCCTTATTGAAACCCTTCTTGAGGGTTCTAATGGAGTGCCGGTTGTTACGCGAGGCGGAAGAAGTCTTAAAAATTGGGCGACAATTCAGGCAAATGCTGAGTCATCGATTGGCGCGTATGCACCGAACCTGTGGGTGCGGCCTGTTTTGTCATTCAAAACCGCCTCGCAGTTGGCCGCACTATCACCAAGCGATGGTGATCGCTATCTGCTTTCCGACGGAAGTTATGTCAATCAGGTCGCGGAATGGAAAGCTGCTGATTCTGCTTGGCAGTATTCTGGAGATCCACTTACCGATCAGGAACTCAAGGTCGGCTCCGCGCCATACGTCTTTCACGGTGGATCATGGCAACCATACAGGTTCATAGATGCAAGCGTTGATCTAGCGCCATGCTACGTCGAACTTTTCAATTCCCTGTTCTTCGGTCGTGGCATGTTGGCGGCAGAAGATCCATCGGCATTTGATACTGTTGTGTCTGACCAAGCCGTCGTGAGCGACGGAGCGAAGGGCTCTGACACCGTAACCATCGAGGACAACAGCAAGGCTGTCGCGGGGGCTGTGTGGTCGGGGCTTCATTCCGATGGAACATACGGAACATACCTTGTTCCACAAATTGGAGTGTCAAACGCGATTACAATTTGGCCCCCCGCCCGCGCTGATCTTGTCCGCATGGCAAGGGGATGGGTGAATCGAGCGCACGGCGGTCGCTACGTACAACGTCAGCTGGCCCAGAGAATTGCGCGATCCAGCGAAATCGATTGCGCTCTTCCGTCAAAAGACAGATTTCTATTCTCGAATTTCTCCGACACTAGCGCGGAAAACACGCTGATCGCCGTTGGTGGTGCTAGTAGTCTCGGTTACTACGATGGAACCGCTTATGATTCTGATGCGGCGCTCGCAAAAGCGGCAAGATTCACAAATCAGAAGACCGCGTATGCAGAAATAACGAATGCCGGGGATGGCGTAAAAACGCCACCTTTTTCTGCCCGGAATGGCGGCGATGCCATCCTGCGCTTCGCATTTAGTTCAAGCAGCTCGACCGCTCAATTTCACGCATACATCTATGATGAGGGCGGTAATATTCTTCTAGACTTTACGATCCCGACTGGAAACGGGATGCTGCTCACGCAAATCTATAGCGCCCCATTTAATCTTCGCAATGCGAAGACCGTGTATGCTGAAATTGTAGAGACTGGCTCAAACGTCGCGTGCCATATCCATATTGGATGGATCGATGTTTTCCAGGCACCAAAATCGCTTGGCCCAATCATTAAGCGCCGAGACGCCATCATCGCCATCATAGATCACAGTTGGGGTGCCGGTCTTGATATCAGCACATACCCAGAGCGCGAGAGCTATGCTGTTCAACTGCAAGCAGAACTCCCGCTCGCCACAATCCTCAATCACTCTGAGGGCGGCGATAGTGTAGCAACATTGCTAAGTCGTGCACCGGCGGTTCTCGACGGGATAATTTCCGACTATGGCCGCGTCGATTATGTGATTTGGAGCGGTGTGGAAAATTCGTTGTATAGCCCAGCATCTTCGGTATTTGACCCAAACACCCTGGACACATTGATGTCTGACATCAATGCTATGCACAATTTGATCGCATCATATGGCGCACGCTCGATCCACATCGGCGTTGCGGCCCTAGCCGAAGTTGACGAAGAGTTCACGACCATAACTGCCGGATCATATTCGGGCGGAACCTACACCGTAACGCTCGACTATGACTATGGCATCGTGGTTGGGGA